AGTTTTCACCCTGACCAATTTGTTGTTTTAGCAAGTGACCGTGAAGAAGTAGTAAATAAGAGTATAGAAGAATTTGAATATCATTGTGACATGGCTCGTTGGATGGGTTATGGTCAACAATTTCAAGATATCAAAATCAATGTACATATCTCTGGTAGAAAAGGTCCTCAGGGTATCAGAGATGTTTATGGTAGACTCAGCCCCGAGGCACGAAACACACTAACACTAGAAAATGAAGAATACACACATGGATTACTTGACTGCTTATCGTTATCTGACCTCGTCCCTACGGTCATGGACATTCACCATCATTGGATTAAAACGGGAGAATATATTCAATCGACTGATGATCGGGTTAAAATGGTTAGGGATAGCTGGCGCGGTGTCAGGCCTACTTTACATTACTCCGTCAGCCGTGAAGATTGTCTTGTTGAACACTCCCGACACGAACGTCCCGCCCATGATGCGTTGATTGAAGCAGGATATAGTAAACAGAAACTTCGGGCACATAGTGATTACTATTGGAACGAAGCGGTGAATGATTGGGCATTGACATTTATTGATAATTTTGATATGATGTGTGAATCGAAGGCAAAGAATCTTGCCAGCTTTAAATTACTAGAAAGATACAAATGTTTGAAAAACTAAAAAACTTATTTAAAAAGCAAGAGGATACGCCTATTGCTAGGAAAGAGCTTCCTAAGCCTACTCCTAAACAAGTTAAAGCTAAGACTGAACTTACTGAAAAAGAAAAAGCAACGGCGGCAGGTGAACCCTATATTGCTATTACTAAAGTAGAAATCAATCCTGAGAACATCAATGATGGTGCATTTGATTTAGATTTCAATGATAAGTTTGTATTAAATCTTATCAAAGCAGGTTATAGGCAACGTGAAGATGATACAGATGTAATCATAGTTGATAGATGGTTTCAGACAGTATGTCGCAATGTAGCATTAGAGATGTATGAACAGCAGGTAGCTGATCCGGAGAACCGTACAGAAAGCCGTGATGCAAGAGTTATTCGTACAAAAGATTTAGGTAACGGTAGAACAGAGGTAAGTTAATTATGAATGATATGTTTGAATATATAGATTACATTGAACCAATTGAATTACCCGAACAACTTCAAAAATCTGATAAATTTGATCCTCAATTTTTACATGAGTTAGTTAATAATTTACATGAAAGTGAGACTGAATCAGTCAGATCCTTTATGATTAGGGAAATTGTAAAAGATAATAACAATAAAGGTGCATTTTGGGAATGTGTGTTGGCTAAACATATGCCACATACTATTAGGTTACTGCATAATGCGTGGCATAAGGATTTTTCAGACGGCACGGATGCTAAATTTGCCAGTGCTGTACGATACGAGTCCGGTGCATATCAAGCATCTATTGGCATAGAAAATAAAACAGGAACACTAAGAGTTTGTATGATTGCGCCCGGCGTCGAGTCACGTAGATTATTCTTTATGTTAATTCCATATGAGTTTTATTCTACCCGAAATCCTAATAGTCCTTTAAAAATTACCTTTGAGAACTTTAGGCCTATTGGTGAAATATGGGATAAGTATCGCTGTTCATGGGAAGGGGTAATTAGTCCTATCTTAACAGTTGACAATAATACACAAATAGTGTATACTGATGAATATCAACTTTTAATAGATTCACATGAAGTACGCACTTATTGATACAGCAAACACATTCTTCCGTGCCCGTCACATTGCATCACGCAACAGTGATACATGGGAAAAGATCGGAATGGCACTACATCTTACACTAGCATCGTGTAATCAAATAGTTCGCAAATTTGGTATTGACCACGTGGTGTTCTGTTTAGAGGGTAGAAGCTGGCGTAAGGACTATTACGAGCCGTATAAGAAAAATCGTGTTGTGGATACGCAAGCACAAACACAAGCTGAAAAAGAAGAAAATGAAATGTTCTGGGACACCTATGAAAAGTTCACAACCTTCTTACGAGAGAAAACTAATGTAAGTGTATTACGTGATCCTAAGGCAGAAGCCGATGACTTGATTGCCCGATTCATTCACTTGCATCCAGAAGATGAACATTTTATTATCAGTAGCGATAGTGATTACATCCAACTGATTACAGAAAATGTAAAACAGTACAATGGAATTACTAATCAATTAATTACACTAGATGGTTATTTTGATGACAAGGGTAAACTTGTTAAGGATAAGAAAACAAGTGAACCAAAACTGTTAGGTGATCCACAATTTATCCTCTTCGAAAAATGTATGCGTGGCGACGCTACAGATAACGTATTCAGTGCTTATCCAGGTGTGCGTAGTAAAGGTAGCAAAAACAAAGTTGGATTGATGGAAGCTTATGCTGACCGCAATAAACAAGGCTATTCGTGGAACAACATGATGTTGCAACGCTGGTCTGACCACAATGAAGTAGAACATCGTGTACGTGATGATTATGAACGTAATCGGGTATTGATTGATTTGACTTGTCAGCCAGATGATGTTAAATTATCAGTAGATACGAACATTCGTGAAGGTGTTCGTACAACTGTTACTCCTCAAGTTGGCATTCATTTTATGAAATTTTGTGGTAAATACGAGTTGACTAAGATTAGTGAACAAGCTGATACATATGCAAAATGGTTAAACAATCCTTATAAGGGAAGTTTAGTATGAGTAACAAAGAAGAAACACAATGGGTTCTTGTAGATTGTGTTAGTACATTTAGAAATCGTTATATGGTTGAAGTGCCCGTGGGTGTTGACAACTATGGTAAAGATAAAACATTGTGGGCGTTAGATGCAGTAACAATGCAAGAGGCAAAGGAATTCAGCCAGGAGTACCTTGGCGAACAGATTGTCAGTCATCGTGTAGTTACGTATGATGAGGCATTAGCTTTATCTGATAAGGACAATGATTATACAGTATCATGGGATAATGATACCAAAGTTAAAACCTTTTTTACAACATTGACTGACCAAAAATTATGACCAAACGTATTGGACCTATTACAATTGACAGTGAGACAGCGGATCGTATTACCTTGCTGAATTTAAAAGAATACAAGAGTTATCTCACAAAAGAGTTAACTGCGTGGCGTAAGAACCCGCAGACAGAAGATAATCCAAATGGTGTTTGGTTACACCCTGAGGATGTTACCGGTAATATGGCAGCTATCAATGCACTAAATATAATCATTAAACATTTTAGTGTTGAAGTATGACCTTTACTATTCCTGAAAAGACAATTAGAAAGATACATAATAAAGATCCTGACTTCATTATTGAGGATGGTATAACTATTGCTACACGTGCCGCAATGGAAATCACAAAAGATTGTCCAAAAGAATATATGTTAATTATTGAAAAATGTATTAGTAGTGGCTGGCTTAAACCAGTAGCATATATGAAAGAATCTGAATACATTTGGGAAAAACTAGGAGAATAAAATGAATAGAGATTACAACAACTTACAATACATTTTAAACAAAACACCAGAAGAATTGCATAAGTGGTGGTACTCATTGGATGATGAGGATCAGGCGTATGCTATGGAAATCATTGTAGAATATCGTAAAATGCTAGATGAACCACTAGTAGAGGACTTGTCTTTGGCAAGTAATTTATTAAAACAGTTTATGCTATAATGGCAAGTTTAGCAGAATATTTCAAAGCAAACCGATACTCTGGTAAATATAATATCGGTGATCGTGTTATAGGAAAATGGAATAAAATTCCATTCGTTGGTACTGTGGGTAATGACACACTAATTAATGAGGTTGAAGGACCACGTATTAGTGTGCACCTAGATTTACCCATTAAATATAAAGATGTAATACATCGTGTTTTAATCGTTAAACACAAGGATGTAAAATTATTTAAATAAGGATGAATATGGATAACGAAAAACTTAAGGAACTTGCAGAAAAATGTATTAATGATGATGGATTTGCAGTAGGGTTACTGGCACAATTATTAATTGATGAATGTGTATTAGCACTTGATAGTGCTGGGAAATCGCATGTACATACTACATTTGACCAATCACAACATGCATGTAGTATTGTAGAAGCAAAGAAAGCAATTACAAAACATTTTGGAATTGAATGAATAAAATATCTACTCCTACTCCCTTGCTTAATTATACCTTACGGTATAATATGTTAAAGGATGCTATGGAATTGTCAAAAGTCCGAGATATTGCTACGGCTAAAGATATAGAAAAAGAAAAGATAGTAACAGCACAATCAACTAGACGTTTGGACCAAGACAGAGATTTCCAACAACATGTTGAAGAAATTAAACGGTATGAATCACTAAAACTTACCCGAGAATACCAAGAGTACCAATATCTATATAATCTTGGTACAAAGGTTGACATGTACATTTAAACATAGTATACTTACACAGAGGAAACACATATGACAAAAACACTAATTGCAAAACCCGTAGTTAAAAATCAATTTTGGATAGTTACTAATGGTGAAGAAAAAGTAGGTAACGTATTAGCTGACGGTTCAGGATTTGAAGTAAAATTACATGGTAATAAAAGCCATTACAAAAACACTTCAGCCATCAAACGTAAGACAAATATTGAATTTGAAACTGTACAAAAAGTAGATAAAACTACACATGACTTGCCCTTTAAGGTATACCCTACAACAGGAAAAGTCTTTAATAGCATGTTAGATATCAAACGTAAATTACATTTGTTTACTACAGGGCCCAAAAGTAAATGCTATCATGCAGCCGGTTGGTTTGTAATTCAACAGGGTAGTGAGAAAGAAACAGTTTTTTGCCCTAAATATATCTTTATTCAGCGTTATCCTTATCAAGGACCTTATAAAACTGAAATTGAGGCTAAAAAAACGATAAATAGTTGATGTTACATATAAAACGATTTATAGACAAAGTATCCATGATGGAGACTAGACAGGGAAAAGATGTTGTAATTCCTATCAGTGAGGCTCGGGTATTGCGTGATGAATTGAGTAAATTAATTATTGATAACTATGAGTTATCACAAAATAAGGTTGTAGCAGAACCTGTATTTCAAATAGAATTAAACGGTGGTAGATTTTAATGTCTAGGACACAACCTAAAGTCTTAATTGAACTAGTAGACAAAGTAACATACAAATGTGACCAGATTGTAGAAGCTTCTGGCATATGGGCTGTGTTCTATGAGGGTCAACCTATTAATCTAAAAAGTCAGCATTATTTAGATAGCGAAGCGACACCTAAGTATAAAAAAACTAGTTTTAGTAATCCAGGACACGCACGTAATTTGTGCCGTAAACTAAACCTACAATTTAAAACAGATAAGTTTACAGTAGTGTTTATGAATTCAGGTAGAGTTGTCTACCCAGATGAGTAAACGTAAGACCCTTAAAGAAACTATTACAGAAGTTGTATTGGCTCAACTTCCTGATTCCCTAAAACAAGATAAAACTATCCCAGTAGATAAGCTACTATTCAAGTGGTGGATGACTGGGCGCCAAGATGGACTACGTTTAACTGATGTAGGTGATTTAGCATTCAGAATGGCAGAAATAGAATTCTATCAATATGAGTTAAAATTACAACCAGAAACTCAATATCATGCCTATATATTAGAACTTAATAAAAAAATCAAATGCCCCTATTATATGGGGGTAAATAAAGATGGGAAGAAAAGCTTTCCCTATATAAGATTTTATGATAGCAAAATAGCTATGTTGGTCAGCTTGTATGGAAATGTAAATGAATATTTAGATAGCATAAAGGTAAAAAAATGACAGAAAAGAAAAACCCAAATCCATTCATTAATTTAGCTAACGAAGCTAAAAAGAAAAATACACCAATGTTAACAGGTAAAAAATCTGAACAGAAAGTCCCAAAGCCTAATAAAGGTTTTGGAGGTGCAAGTGTTGTTCGTAGAACGGGTAGGGGTGGTTAATACCACTCTCCTTCATTACGCATACGTTTAATGAAGGTTAGATAGGTGCTACATACTCCGTAGCATCTTAATTGCACAGTGCTAAACAATGCCCTGTCTTTTATTTCAGGTAGAACAACAATGCTAGTATCATTTACCGGAACTGTTCCGGGTGTCCACAACCTATTGCTACTAGTTAATGCATTTAAATTAGAATTGGGTTGATAGAAATAGTTGGGATATTGTCTTAATGATTGTGTAGTAAACCAATCATATGTTTCCTGATTTCCGCATTTAATCCAAAAACGATTACCCTGTAGATATTTGTCAGTTACCGGGATAGGTGCTTCTTCTGGACCTACACAAAGAGTACTATCTATTCTCCAAACGTCAACCATACAAGCAAATCCGTTATTAAATGATTTACCTATTTGGTCAGGTGTGTTGGCATATTCGTAGTTTTGCCCGTCGTAAATTCCCTGATAAGATATATATAACATAGTAGTATTTATGTCAACGAAATACATAGCTACCGCGTTATATATATGTAGACACAAAAATCTACTTCATTAACCTAAAGGAATCTTAAAATGAAAACATTAGCAATCGTAATCCTATCAGCATTGTCATTAACAGCATTTGCCCAGACTGCAACCCCTGCCGCTAAGCCAGCAACAGCTACTCCGGCAGCTACTGCACCGGCTAAAGCAGAAGCACCAAAAGAAGAAATGAAGTTGGCTAAGAAAAAGGATGCTCCCAAGGCAGATACTAAAAGTGAAGCAAAGCCTGCTAGTCCAGCCCCAGCAAAAGCTGACGATAAAAAAGCCGAAACTTCTAAGAAGTAATCCATACAGACTCATAGCAATTAGGACCTGGGGTATTGATCCAAATCAGGTTCTAGTTGATGATGAGAGCATATTAGTTAATTCCCGTCGTATCATATTAAAGATTGAAACATCTTTGCATGACAATGAGGAACTAACTGAATATGTACAGTTAAGATTATTTCTAGCCAGAGAAATGGCTATGTCAAAATATAGAGAAATCTATCAGACGGCATAAATATATATGAAGTTAGGGGTTCTTCATAAAAACCCAATTTTAAACACACACATAGGAGATATAAAATGTTTAACACAGCAACTTACGCCTTTATTGACGGCGTTTCAGACTTTAAAAAGAAATTCGTAGAACAGACAGTTCAACACGAAGGTATCAAAAATGCATTAAACGGTTTCGTTGATGCACAAGCAAAATATACAAAACAAGCCGCAGATGCAGGAATGCAATCTATGATGAGCTTGGGTATGATTTTTACAAGCAAAGATTTCTATACAGAAATGGGTGACCAGGTCAAAGCAATGGTTCCTGCTTTTAACATTGCAAAATCTGCTAAATCTACAAAGGCTAAGTAATGAATAAAATTCTAGGAATGCTATTAGTGTTCCTAGGTTTCTCTACAGATACCTACGGAACAGAGTTAGAAAAATATATAGTCAGCCGAAATCCAAAAGACGCAGGCGACATTGAGCGATTGACCTACGAGTTCCATCGCAAACAATCAGATTGGAGATTTCTATGAACACACTTAAACAACTATTTAACAGCCTACTAGAGGCAATACAGTCTATCAAAGACTACAAAGCGAGTAAACTAAAATGAATCAATGGCAGCCCATGACTGACGAAGATTGGGAGTGGGTTAACTATGGTACATTACCAAAACCCGTTGACAAACAAGCTAAACCAATTTATAATTAACACACATACACTTTAAAGGAAATATAATGTCAGACTATACACCAAAACTACCCGAAGTTAAATTTAATAAAAATGGCTATGAACTGCGTACCGATATTTTAGCTATGGCTAAAGACATGGTACAACAAGAATACTCAAGTAAATTTGCTGGTTGGGAACTAACAGCAAAACGTGATGAAAAAACGGGTCAACTTGTTTCCACAGTCACAATGCCCGAGTTTCCTGGTCTAGACAAAATCCTTGAAACTGCTGAAAAAATGTACGGTTTTGTTAATCAAAGTACTATAAAAAAATAATATAGTAGTAATAAAAAGGCCCCTTAAATGGGGCTTTTTTACGGTTGACAATAAATCAGTTTGGCTATACAATACACATTGATTATATTCATTTAGGTGTTACTATGCGATTGATGTTGTCTTTGTTATTTACGATTACATTGCAAGGGTGCGGCGGTGGTTCACCTGCTCCTAATCCTTTACCCGTTCCTGTTGCTAAGTATGTAAAAGCACCAACCAAAGTATTCCCAACTTCATATGAGAACATGAAGAATACCGGGTATGGACAAATTAAGTTCCCAGCTACACCTATACCACTTGCATATAGTCTAGCTAACTTCAATAACAAAGGCAATCTGGACCTATTTACTGCAACAGTACAATATACAAAAGATAACTTAGTTAATGCCACATTACAGTTTTATGAACAAGATGGATTTGGTGGCTGGGATAAAATCAACTTGTTAACTAGTGATTCCGAAAGCTGTTTACATCCACGCAAAGGTGTAGTTGCTGATTTTAACCAAGATGGTAAGCCGGATATTTATGTTGCATGTACTGGATGGGATTATGAACCATATCCCGGTGAACATGGACTAATCATTCTTTCACAGGCAGATGGTAAATATAAATCTAAGAAAACAAACTTCTCTGGATATTTGCACAGTGCAACTGCCGCTGATTTAAATGGTGACGGATATCCCGATTTGATTGTAGGTGACTCTATGTGGGGACATAGAGCTAATCAAGGCAATTGGGGAATCAACATTCTGTTAAACAATAAAAATGGAGAATTCACTTTAGACAAATCTGGTAGATATTACTCAGAATCAAATGAAGGTTTGTTAACAAGTAAAATCAACACACTTGAATTTGGTCCATTTGCTGTTGAACTTATTGATGTAAATCTAGACGGAAAACTAGATTTGTTAATTGGCTACCACTATGAAAATGGATTGGGTGCTACTCTAAATCTAAACAATGGAAATAACTATTTTTTAAATAAACCAAGTAATTTTATTCCATCTGATTTAGGGTATGGCTTTGCATTGGATTTTACATTCGTTGTCGAAGGTGCAAATAGAATTCTGTACATAAACAAGACGGGCGATAGGTCTAAACCAACTGCAGGATTTTATGATGGTACTTATGTACAAAAATATAATCTAACTACTAGTACCAGCACAGTATTAAGAAATACAAGTTTAGGTAGGGATTATGCTAGCCCCTGGACTGCTTGGTTTGTACCAAGTACAGATGGGAAGAGCATTACTCCTTACCACTTCACTGCACACAATGGTTACACATTGAAATAAAAGGTTGACAATAAATCATTTTGGGTCTATAATAGAGTCTTATTCAGTCAAAGGAGCTAGTATGAACTTCACACAATATATGCTTGATTTCTATGGTCCAAATGGAGTTTATCCAGAGGGCTTCACTAGTACCCAAATTGGATTGGCTACCCAACTGTACAAATGCCGTCTGCCTGAAGGCACAGAATTCTATGGAGATAGCATAGACCGTGAACGTGTCCGTGATATTATCTTGGCCGCACGTGAGGAAACGGTTCCTGAATACAGCAAAATTTGACATTAAATGGCACTTGTGCTATAATACTTGTATTGAATTGACACAAGATATAAAATGACCAGCATATTTAAAACACATTTAGAAAAATTAAAAACATTTGTTGCGCCTAATGATGACGGTGTAAACAAACTGTATTTCTTAGAAGTTATCGAAAAGCCCGGCATGGTTAAAGCAGGTGATACTCACCGAGATGTAGAACGTCGGAATCAAGAAACTATGACGAATGCTTCTTTGCATCGTAAACCCGGTACTGAACCCATATATGTAGTAGCAAAAATGTGGGACGGGACGGTATTCCGTGATAAAAAATTTCATACCTTCTTGAAAAATAAAGGATATACTTTTGAAAAGAATGACCAAGGCAATGACTCTGAATGGGTCGAGAATGTAACGGTTGAACAACTTTTTACAGAACTTGCAGAATTTACTCGCAAGCCTGTATATAAAAATGTAACACTTAAGACTGCTCAACATTACTTGCTTGAACAGTTGCAGGAAGCTGTTGACGAAGGACATCAATATATCAATGCAGGATTTTGTGTTCGTGTTGGCAAAACAATAATTTCATTGACACTTACTGCAAGAAATGATTGGTTTCCCGTTTACATTGGTAAAAATCTTACTTCTCAATCTTCTGCTGAAATAGATAATGCAGATTACGGGATTGTGCCAAAGATTCTAACACAATCACTACACGGTGTAGATGAATTAGAAGATGGCGAACTCTCAAAGAGAACTAAGTTAATTATTCAAAATATTAAAAAAGCAAATACAGATAACAAGCCTGTAATCTTTTTTGTTGACGAGGTAGATGACTCATCGCATACACCACGATCTCGCAACATCATTACTCCGGTTGTAGAGTACTTCACAGAAAACGAGACATTTGCATGTATCATTCCGATGAGTGGTACTAGAATCTATCGCGGAGAAAAGATTCTTAAGGAACTAACAGACGGTCCCATTAAAGAATTATCTCTTGAATACTATGAGATGCAAATCCTACAACCAGAAACAACTTGCCGTCGTAATTTTAGAAATATCAGTTTCTACTCAGAAAAAGCTGACGGACTAGTAAACATTTCCGATGCTATGAAGAACAAAGATACTGGTCACAAATCTTTGGCTTCTTGTATTGTAAAATTGTTAGGAACAAATAATTTTGAATTTGTAGTAAATGAAAATTTCCCTCATTGGTTTATAAAATTTAGTACAGTAGGTAAAGGTAATGCAAATGCTCTTGTGCGCTACCTCAACCGAAACTTCTCTATTATTGAAAACAAAGAATATTATTTTGCGGCAATTAACGGAGATGTAACTAGTGCCAAAGAAGCACAGGAGTATTGTAAAGATATCATCAAGGATTACCCTAACAAAACTTGTGTGTTTGTAACTCAAGGAATGGCTACAACTAGTTTTAGTGTGGTCGGTATTGGTAACTCAGTTGTGTTTACAGACAATGAACTAACAGCCGACGATACCCAAGCATTGCATCGTAGTGCCACATGGGGTGAAGGTAAAACGGATTGTAACATGATAGTGGTCACTACCAATGATTCAAAGGAATATTTGTTCGATGATATATTCGAAGATGAAACAAAGGTTGCAAAAACTCGCGGAGACAAGATTGCCATCTACAAAGAGTTATTAAACAATAACAGTATGATTCATTTCCATGAGGCTCATGGATTTCGTCCCGTGATAGTTACGCAAGAAAATGCAGATAATGTTATTGATAAGAAAATGAAGTCAATGACAAAAATTGCAAGTATTATGGGAGTTGTAAATGAGTTAGATGAAGAACTCATTGACAATATTCTTAGTAATGTAAATGGTAAAAAGAATACCAGCAAAAGATCCGGCTCAGACAAACCCGATAATTTTGATCCATTTGGCGATCTAGACAACAAAAAATCATCTAAGAAAAGACTTAGTGAGGAACTTTCTAAATCAGAAAAAGAGAAAATTATCAGAGCATTTACTGAAAATTCTGTTAATGTCCCGGCTATTGCAAGAGAACAAAAAACTACAATTGACAAATTCGAATATTGGAATGAACTTGGTGTGTCAAAAGAATTGTTTTTCAGTGTGTACAATAGCTCTTGGTCGTTTAAGGATAGAATTGATGCAATTTACAATTTGTGTAGCGATGATCGCTACCTTATTGAAAACTATATCACTAAATTAGCGGCATAAAAAACTTTGATAAGATTAAAATTCAATGCTATACAACTCTAAATGATAAGTACTATGACTAAACTACACGTTTTTAGTAACAGGCATATTAATGCCGAAATTTTTAATATTAAAAAGGGTGATTGGATTTATTTAGAAAATTCTCTTTCTAGAAAAAGATGGTCGTTGTTTTTTAAATATAATAATATAGATGAAAATAAACTCGGATTAACGTATGTCACACAAGATGAGTTTTTTAAGTTAAAAGGAACAAACAACAATATGAAATATCCGTTTGATGTAGTAGTGGGTAATCCCCCATTTAATGATGATCAAAATCAAAAAGCAAATACTGGAAATTATGTAAGTGCGTCTAAAAAATTGCATCTTGAATTTATCAACAAATCTTTAGAACTTGCAAAGCAAGTGGTAATGGTTGCTCCGGTAAGAGGTTGGTTTGTAGGAAAAAACAAAGATAGATATTTAGAACGATACAAGCAAAAGGGATTATATCTTATTGAAAATAAAGGTATGCCATTTGATAATGCCGTCACTGGAGAAATTGGAGTTTTTCACTTCGATAAAGATGCGGAATTTATTAGAGATGAATTTGAACAAACTAATCCCTTAGCAAGTAGTATTGTTGACCAGTATAAGATGTATACTATGGTAGGCAGGAGAAATCCAGGTGAGTTAGCCGGTACACTACTGGCTATAGGAAAATACAGAGTTATACTAACATCAACTAAAATTCAATATACAGACAATGACGATTTATTTGAAGATCGATCTAGGGGTAATTGGCGTGTTGCCTTTAATCATAACGGCAATAAAGAAGGCAAAAGCATATATGGCGGCAAGGTACAAGTTGCTAAACCCACAGACTATCTGAGTATGAGCATGAGTTGTTTAGTTGTGTCTAGTGAAGAAGAAGCACAAAACGTTTGTAATTACTTAATGAGTGATGAAATTACTAATTTGATGAGGGAAGTAAAAGTTAGTAATACTAACAGCAAATATCACATGAGTTTTATACCGCAATATGTCAATGTTGATAAATGATATAATCGATCATGTTCGCAACCGAACATATATGGGCGGAATTGAGCGAGATCAGTTACGTGTAAAGGCTACAGGAGAAGTTTTTACTCCGACACCTCTTGTACAAGACATTTTAGACAAAGTGCCAATGGAGAAGTTTATTGACCCTACAAAAACCTTTCTTGATCCTACATGCGGTGATGGTCAATTCTTAGGTGAAGTAATAATACGTAAAATAGAAAATGGCTCTACATTTGAAGAAGCATTGAGAACAACTTATGGCGTTGATTTAATGATTGATAATGTTGATTTGTGTAGAGAAAGGTTATTATGTGGGCAAGAACATTTGCGACATATAGTAGAACAAAACATACAACAAGCTGATGGTTTAAAATACAAATATGATTTTAAACCTATGAGTAAAACACGCAAAGACAAAGAAGACCGACTAAGACGTAAGGCTAAAAAAGAAGCTGAAAAACAAAAGAAATTGGCTGAAATAGAAGAACAAAAAAAAGAAAGAGAAGCAATAATAAAAAAATTCACAAAAATAGCCAAAATTTGACAATAAATGGATATTCTGCTATAATAGTCTCTTAGACAGTTAGATAACGGAGTTGATTATGACTGAAAAAGTAGAACTTTATTGTACGTATGACGAGGACCGTTCAGAATGGCTTGTTTGGTTCCCTCATCCTCTCGGTGGTATGAATGTATTAGAAACATTCGACAATGAAGCCGACGCTAGGGCCTTCCACAAAGACCAAGTTGATAATGCCGAAATTTGACAATAAATGGATTTGGGTATATAATACATACATAGACAGTTAACTAAAGGACTCAAAATGACTAAGTTTAGCAAAGATCGTTTTTCTGGTACAGAATATGTGAACTATTTTACACCCGAAGGTACTAACAAATTCATAGCCCGCTTCAAGTATGCTAAAGGTAGCAAAGCAAGTTTCCTTACATTCCTTACAAAAAACTTCACAGTTGAGGAATACTTTGGTCGCTTAGAAAAAGGTGAGTCACCACTAACAATCTTGCAGAGCAAAGGCTTCATTCAACCCCATATTAAAAAGATGCTCAAAGCACAGGGTTACCCAGTGACCAACGCAGGATTTGAGCAATTGGTCCAAGATAATGTTGCAAAAACGCAACAAAGATTAGCGGCTTAAAATTTGACAATAAATGGGTATTCTGCTACAATAGAATCTTACACAGTTAGATAAAGGACAAAAAATGACTACATTGACAGACCAAGATTTTGATACAAAATTTGCCTATTTTGACACTGCCCGTAGTGAATTGGGTTTGTCGGCCGTTTGGTCAATCTTTGAGATTGACAATTTGAACGAAGTTCATCCTTTTGTAGGTGCTACAAAGGTGATCTATCGTGCATATGGTTCCGGCGATCACGAGGTTGCAATCAACGGTACTACTTGGGCATCATTGTACATTGCGGCTGACACTCTCATCCGTGAAAGCGGTGACAACCATCATATTTTTATCGAGGCTTTTAAACAAAGTTCAATCAGTCCCGAAATCTTGTTTGTATCAACTGGTTCTTAAATTTGACAATAAATGGTTTTGGGTATATAATAGAATCTTAAACAGTTAAATAAAGGAAACAAAATGTCAGCACTAACAACATATCTGGATCGTAAAAACTCTTTTGCTACTCTCTTTGGTGGCAAGGCACTCAGCCTGCAAAATGCTAAAGATCGTCAAAGTATTGCTGATTCAATCGACAGTGATTTGAGCCCCGAAATGTTAACTTGCGATGGTGAACTTCCACGTAGCATGGTTCAAGCACGTTACAAAGAATTGATGAGTGCCGCTAAACAATTGAAAAAATTGGATCCGTCAGTCACGTTTTACGAATATGATTCTGAAATTGCTTAAGGAGAGAATGATGCACGGATTTGCTAACGTATCAAATATGACTAGTCGTCAAATTCAACGTATGGGTCATGCTGATGATTCTACTCCATATCGTGCTAAAACTAGAACACAAAAGGTTACGGTTAATCACAATGCTGATGATGTGTGGAGTGCGGCATGTGCGGCTCAACGTATCAACGGAAGTTATATCAAGTTGAGCATGATTTCCGAATCAGATCCTGATCTTACAAAGTTATCCAATCGTATGCTTGTTGAACGATTGTTGGTGGACCAATCAGGTATTAATGATGAGGACCGTGAGCAAGGTGTAAAGGTTCGTGCATTCTATCAAGGATACACTTTCAAAATCTTGCAAGGCAAACGCCTCAGTGAATTTGACAACACCGCAATGTTGATTGCCAATCGTGATGTTATCACAAGCACATATGATTTGGCAGTTATTGCAAGCTTGCCAAGTTGCTATGAGCGTGGTGTAGTACGTCAAACAGTAGACCAGCGTGTTAACTTTGCTACTGGTGGTTTGATTGGTACAGTTGGTAAAAAAGTATCAACGAGTATTGAAGTATTGAGATCGGTATTCTCACAAACTTACAATGTGAATTTTGTAACCGGTATCAATAGTGATGACCAAGTTGTTTTCTTTGCTTACAAAAAAGAATTAGAAGTAGGCAAGATGTATGACATTTATGGTACTGTTAAGGGTTATAGAGATAACACTACCCAACTTAATCGTGTAAAGGTGATTGTATGAATATGTCAATAGAACTGCTTTTCAAACAAGCTGGCGGATATGTTGAAATTGATGATGGTGGAAATAAATCCACTTATACATATGACTTTGATCCAGAAACTTTTGCATTGTTGATTGCAAAAGAATGTATCAATGTTGTGGAAACATTGAGTCCGGGTTATGATGATTATCGTAATCAAATTGAAGATGCATTCCGTAGAGATTGCGTAGGACAATTGAAACAACGTTTTGGAATCTAATGATGAACGAAGTTTTTAAAAAGCTTTCAAACGAAGCAGGATTGTATGTTGACTTTAAAGGTGAGCCCTGGCCTAAATGGCTAGGTGCAGAAAATGCTGATGAGGCCTATCGTACATTTTTTTCATTAGTTATTGACGAGTGTAAACAAACATTAGTCAATCATGGTTACACGGATGCGGCAACTGTGTTAGAAAAAGAGTTTGCCGAAGATTGGCAAAAGTTCGAATTTCCGGAGATTTGAAAATGGAAGAAAACAAATGCAATGTGTGTAGTTGTACATATACTGACGATGAAGGTGGAGTACAAGGATACTTTGGAATGATCCCAGTATCATTTTGCCCAACTTGTTTTAGTAGTATGTGCGATATGGTTCAACAAATGACTGATGTTTTAGAGGAAGAAGTATGACAAAATTATTAGTAGGCTTTGTTCTTGGTATTGTTGTCTCAACAGTTGGCTTTAGTGGTATTGCTAAAATGGCAGACAATGGTGTAGAAAAAGTTAAACAGGTAACTGTTGACCAGACTAAATGAAATATAAACGTAAAAAGGTGGAGGATATTATGGGACTAGATATGTATGCTTATGTTGCTAAAAAAAGAGGGCAATACAATGAATTCTACGAAACCGCAGAGTTTGACGGAACAACAAATGATTTTGAAAGTGATACAGTTACCAAACCGCACGAACTTGCGTATTGGCGTAAGCATCCTAACTTGCATGGTTGGATGGAACAACTTTGGGTTAGTAAAGGTCGTCCAAGACAAAGTGTTGGTTGGCCTATATTTAACGGCATTGAACTTGAACTAACATGGGATGACTTGGATAACCTTGAACGTGATATTCGTACTGGTCAACTTCCGGATACAGAAGGTTTCTTCTTTGGTAGTCCGGCAGACAATCATTATTATGAACAAGACCTTGAGTTTGTAAACAATGCTAAAGCCGAAGTTTTCCTAGGACTAAAAGTATTTTACAATAGCAGTTGGTAATGAACGAGTACTATTTTGCCTATGGTATGAATACAAACGTTGCCGAGATGACTAATCGTTGCCCAAACGCAGTCAGTCTCGGTCGTTGCGTATTGCCTAACTTTGAGTTAAGGTTTAGATACCATGCAGATATTGACCTTGTTCCTGGTAGTGCAATGGAAGGTGTGTTATGGAAAATTACACCCGAGTGTGAACGTGCATTAGATAGATTAGAAGGTTACCCGCACTATTACAATAAAATTAACGTAGTATTAGATGATGGTTCTGTTGCTATGGCTTATATTATGAATAGTAAAGGACCCGAAGAAGCACCGAGTGTAGGATATGATAACTGTCTGTATGAGGGTTATCTTGCACATGATTTGGATGTAGATAAATTAACAACAAAAATTGATTCTGTTATTATGAGAGATAGCGAGTAGTAACTAAATAGCATACTACTTAAGGACCAATGTCATGGAAGCTATTAAAACAATAATTATCACAATACTAGTAGTCGTAGGAATGGTTTGGTTTGTACGAGAGGGTACAGACGATCCTGACTATGTTGTCCTAGAGTATCAATGTTCTAAACTAGATACATATGAACAAGTGCCCAATGAAGTAACCGAAGAATGTAATAAACGTAAGGCAAAATAATGGCTATCTTATATCGTATCAAACCAGCTGATAAAAAATCAGTAGAAGCATACTATGATGTTTATAGTAAAGATGAACAAGGTAATATCCGTGGTTGGAGTGTTACTGAACTGTATCGATGGGGTCAAGGATTTGTAGAAGACGAGTCCGAGTTGCCCTTTAGTGATGATAGATACCATTCTGTCGATCCTAGTATTGGTTGGGGGTGCGAACTTGAGGACCTATGTGCAGTAGACTTTGAGTTTGACGATAGTTTCACCGAAGAAGAAAAAGAAGAAATTGAAGAACTTTGGGCAGATGGTGGTGCAGGCTGGCTATATGATGGTGATCATAATTGGGAAGTTGAAGAGGATACTATTACTATTTTGGGTCCGTTTATAGTTGACAAAATAGACGAGGACGTGTATAATGAGAGTATTGAAACAGTAGAACTTAAACCCCGACCACCTTTTGTCGCAACAACTGCGTGGCCATTCTCAGGATAAAATATGTCAGCAAGTTGGATTAATAAACTAAACGAATCAGATAGCCGCCTGCATAAGGAAGACGTTATCAAACAAGCATTAGAGGCAAGTGTCCTTGGTAGCACTAATGCTAATAATTTCTTGTTTTTGTCTAAACTTACATACAATCCGTATGTTACATTCGGTGTGCGTAAAGTACCTGATACAGTTGGTATTGTTGATGCCGAGAATCCTTGGGATGAGTTTATTTCATTACTTAATCAGTTAAGGCATCGTCAATTGACAGGTAATGCCGCACTAGAAGCCATTGATAGAATGAGTGAACGATTTGATAGCGGTGAATGGAATACATTCTGTGCTCCTGTTATTCGTAGAGATTTACGTGCAGGTGTTAGCGAAAAGACAATCAATAAAATCTGTAAGAAAACGGAGTATGAGATTCCTGTATTCGGTTGTCAACTCGCTACTAATAGCGAAGGTCGTCCTGAGATGAAAGGCACTAAACGCCTTGAGCCTAAGCTTGATGGTGTTCGTGTATTGATGTTTGTTATCCCAAGTGATTTCGGTGATGTGACTACTGTATGCTACAGTCGTAATGGCAAAGTGTTTGATAACTTTACACATATTGAAGAACAAGTGCGTGAGAACTGGATTAAGATTGCTAGAGGACATCAGAACGCATTGGTTAACGGATTTGTATTAGACGGTGAAGTGATTGGTAATACATTCCAAGAACTGATGCGACAAGCACGCCGTAAGACTGATGTACAAGCGGATGATAGTGTGTTTAATGTTTTTGATATTATTCCATTAAGTGATTTCCGTGAAGGACATTGGAATGCTCAACTGCGTAAACGTATCGATATCCTTGAACATATTCGGCACGTGATTGATACAATGCCTAATGTTGAATTGTTACCACACATTATGGTTGACTTAGATACTGCGGCAGGTAAGGATCAACTTGAACGTTATGCTAAGGATAATGTCAATGCAGGATTTGAAGGCATTATGATTAAAGAATTAGAAGCTCCCTATATCTGTAAGCGCAGTACTGATTGGATGAAATGGAAGCCAACATTAACTGTAGACTTGGAGGTCGTAGGTGTTGAAGAAGGTACTGGTAGAAATTTGGGAAGACTTGGAGCATTGGTTTGTCATGGAGTTGACGACGGGAAAGAAATTACAGTCAATGTGGGTAGTGGCT